CGTAACCCAGTTCTTTGAGGGCGGCGACCAGGTCAACACCCTTGGCTTTGGCGTGGGCCTGAGCCTCGGCGACCATTTGTTCCTTGGTCTTGGCGCCCTTGTCTGCCGGTGCGGCGCTGCCTTTGGCGGCAGCAGGAGCATCGTCTTGATGGGCCTTGATGGCCGCAGCGCGCTGGTCGCCTTCAGCCTTCAGCACGGCCATGGACGCCTCAGGCGCCGTGGTCTTGCCGTCGAAGGCCAGGGTGTTGAGCAGCGCTTCGTGGCCGGGGAGGTTTGCGCCCACAGCCAGAACGGCCTGGATGCGCTCGCGCTCTTGCGTGGCGCCGAGGGTGGAGAATTCGCCGCGCAGTTGGGCGAAGAGTGGCGCGTGGTCCTGCTCGAAAGACGCACGCGTGACGGGCTTGTTGTCAGCTTCTGGCATGACGGGTTCCTTTTCACGGGTTGTGGTTTTGTCTTTGGGCGCGGCACCGGCGCTTGGGGACGGGAGGGCCGCCACTGCAAAGACGGCCTTGCGGCGCTTTGCGTACGGGGCGGGGTCTGTGGCCATGCTTTCCACCAATGCGTCGAGGGTGAGAACACCGTCTACCAACCCCGCATCGATGGCCTGCTGGCCACGGAACACACGGCCATCGGCCATGCGTTCCAGAACTTGCTCTGCCGTGGTGTCGCGGTATGCCGCGACCTGATCCACAAACAGCGAATAGACGTAGTCCACATCGGCCTGGACGATGGCGCGGGCCTCGTCGCTCAGCGGTTCGTTGGACTTGGAAAAGCGCTTGTAGCGGCCAGCCACGATGCTTTCTTCACGCGATGCGCTCGCGGGGTTGTAGCTGCGGTCGACCACCACGCCGATGCTGCCCACTTGCACGGTCGGGCCGCTGATGTACACGGCGTTAGCAGCACTGCCGATCCAGTAGCCAGCGCTGGCCAGGGCTCCGTCGCTGTGCGTGACGATGGGCTTGATGGCCGACATTTCCCGAACGGCTGCGGCCATCTCCGGCGTTCCGATTACGTTACCGCCCGGGGTGTCGAGCGCGAGGATGGTGGAACGCACGCGGGGGTCGGCCGTCGCGCTTTCGAGCTGCTTGGTGGCCATTTGCGTGCTCATCCCACCGCTGACCTGCATGAACAGGTTTGCCTTTGGGGCGATCACCCCTGACATGCGCAGCACAGCCACACCGCCAGGTTCAACGGTGTATGCCTGCTGTTCGTTGGATAGAGGCCTGCCCATGCGCGCTTCAAGCGCCGCGATGTCGATCTTTTGGCCGCGCAGATGGGTGGCATAGATCGCCTGGATCTCCCGCAGCTTGTCGGGCTCTATTGCCCATGCGCCGGTGATGAGGTCTAGCAGGGTCATGGTTTTGGCCTCGGGTTGGTGAGCGTGCGGTTCACATCGTTCACCGAGCGCTGCAGGTCTTTCAGATCACTTTTGAGTTCAAGCAGGCTGTCTTTCAGCCGCACGTCTTGCTCGCGCCCACGCTCTACCACCGCAACCGCCTGTTGCTCAACCAGAGTCACCCGCTTGTCGAGTGCGCTGTATGCGCTGAAGCCGGTGATCAGGAACCCGGCGAACGTGAGCACGTGGCCCAAGTTGATCGTGGGGTCGAACGTGACGCGGCGGGGGCGGTGGCCCGAGTCCGCCAGGGGTGTGAAGTCGCTGGTGCTCATTGCGTTGGGTCTTCCTGGTTGGCAGGCTGGGCCTTGGCAGGTGCTGCAGCCCCCGCTTTTGGCGTGGGTTGCATGTCGTCTTTGTTGAGCTTGTCGTGCTCGGCCAGCTTTTGGCCGTAGGTTTCGTTCCAGTCGGTGCCAAACAGCTCCCACTCGGCGCGCTCGCGTGTCATGAGGCGGGCGTCGATAGCTGCGGTGTATGCGGCCACCTCGTCTTTGGGGTTGATGGAGCCCATGCTGTCGCCTGGCCACGCGGCGCGGGTGTAGGCCCAGCGCAGCAGGGGGTCGGCAAAAAAGCCGGGGGCAGGCACGCGGCCAATGGCCACGGCTTCGGTGAGCCATGTTTCAAACACCGGCTGGCAAAAGCTCAGGCCCAGCCACATGCGCACACCACGGAAGTAAACCCACGCATCCAGCAGCGCGGCCTTGCTGGCGCTGTAGCTGCTGTTGAACTGCTTGATGAGCAGCTCGTAAGGGATGCCGAGGGCGATGCCCATCTGCTTGATGACGGCCAGGATGAAGGGCTCGAAGTTGGGGTTGGGCCGGCCAGGGTTGACGGTGTGCGGCTTTTCCCCGGGGGCCAGGCCGATGACGGCGCCCATACCAAGGCCGATCTCATCGCCGATGCCGCCAGCACCGGGGGTCGTGGCGCCAAACACGGGCGCTGCGTTGCCGGTGGGCGTTTCGATGAAGACAGTGAGGTAGGCCGTGACGACGGCGGCCATGATCTCGGCCTCGGTGTAGCGCGCGATCTGCTTGATGCTGTCGATGATGGGCGCGAGATATGGCACCCCGCGCGGCATACCAGGGCGCAGCTTGCGAAAGTGGTGCAGGATGCGGCGGCGCCCGCTGCGGCCCACAAAGTCAACCCACTGGCCCGAGTAGATGCCCTTGGCGCCAAGGCCAGGCAGAAAGCCGCCAGGGTGCTGGTCGTACACATGGCACGCAACAGGCGCACCACCGTTGTCGAGTTTGATGCCGCCCGCCATCTGGGCGGTGTCCATCGACCCCAAGGGGTTTCCTACGCGGTCAGCCTCCAGCACCTGCAGGCGCAGCCGGTAGGGCATGGTGGCTGTGCGCTCACCATCGGGCATCAAGGTGAAGCAATCACCGCTTTCCAGCGCTGCGCGCAGCACCAGGGCCTGCTGCTGGTAGAAGGTGAGGGTGCGCTCGATATCGCTGTCGGTGCTGTCCGCCCACAGGCTGAATTCAGGCTGTACGTATCTGGCCTTCCACTCTGCGGCCTGGTCGGCAGACCAGCCCAGGATGATGCGGCTGGGCTGCGCACTGAGGGCAAGGCCGGTGCCCACCACGCGGTCCACGTTGGTGTTGATGGCCCCCACCGCAATCGGGCTGGTGCGGGCCAGCTCACGCGAGGCGCCGCGCTGTGTGGGTAGGCGGTGCAAAGTGTCTGAGCGCGCATCACGCGGCGTAGTGCGCCAGAAGCGCCCGCCGGCGTTGCTGGGGTTGGGAAAGGCGCCACCATCGCTGCCGCCCATGCTGGCGGACATGTCTGCACCAGGCAGCAGGGTGTCGAGCTTGTTCAACAAATCGACACGGGCGCGCGCCTCTTGCCGTTTGGCAGACCAGCCCGGCGCAACCTGGTGGATGGCGCGGTCAAGGATGTTCATGGTCATGATCAGCGTGGCCGCAGGTAGGTGATACGGCGCCCAGCCTGGGCGGCCTGCAGGCTGGCTATTTCGGCCTGCGCGGTCTTGATGCCCGCCTGGACTTGCTCCAGCTCTGCACGGCGATTGCGGCGGGCTGTTCCGCCCTGCCCCACGGTGTACTCTTGCGATTCGAGGATGCGGGCCTCTGCCGCCAAGTAGTTCGCCAGACGCTGCTGTGCCAGCTCCAGGGGCGTGAGTGTGCTCATGCCCAGTTACCCCCGCGCGCCCTCAGCGCTGCAACCGCTTTCTCAAACTCCGGACCAAAACGCTCCTCAACATGCGTGCGCATTTGCGCTTCAAAATCGACGCGCGGAGTGAAGTCAGGGGCATTGGGCGTGAACACGAACAATGCTTGCAGCGTCTTTCCATCCCCCTCGCCTTCACGACGCCAGATGCCCGATAGTTTTCGCCCGTTTGGGCGACCTACAAAAAGGCCTTTGCTCAGCGCTGTCACGCCAGGCGCACGCTTGCCCTTAATCTTTTCGCCTTGTATGGTCTTCACGGCTTGCAAGATCGTGCGCATTTCGCCGCCAGGCACGTTACCGTTGGCATCGAGCGCCAGCCCTCTACCGGGCATGGCGTAGTGCCCGGTCTGCAGAACGCCGGAATACCCCAGCGAGTTTTCAGAACGCTTGCGCTTGCGGCCACCCCCATCGACCTGTGGCTTTAAAAAATTCTCAGGGCTGACCGCCCCGGGCGGCACGATGTCTTTCACTGCAACCCGCGCAAACAGTTTCTCTTTTGTGGCGCTTTCAAAGCGTAGAGAGTTCAAAGTCCAGCTGGTCACCCCCTGGAACGCAGAGCGCATTGCTGACGGGATCACCACTTCGGCTGCCGCCTTCGCGATGCGAGTTATTGCCGTGGATGCCGCATAAGGGATCATCGTTTTCGGCACGTTGCCTATCTGCTGTGCCACCGTGTTGATGTCGAGGCCGCTGCGGCTGATCTTTAGCATGTAGGAAGCCCCAAAAGAAAGCCCCCGGGGCCTTTCGGCTGCCGGGGGCGTGCTGCACAACTGCGTTGTGGTTTGTGAATTTTCAGGCTGGCGGAGTTTCTAGACCTACCTGAATTGGGGTCAATTTTGGGCCAAAGTGTCACCTGTTGGCTAGCGCTATTTTGTCACCTGTAGAGGTGACAAAATAGGGTTTGACTTTGGGGCGCAGAGGCTCTATCAGCGCTGCTCAGGAACGAAGTGAGGCAGTGCATCACGCGCCGCTTCGTTGCCCGCCAAGATGCCCTTGGATGCCATGCGCAAGCGGCGCCGAAAATCCCGCAGCACGGTGTAGAAGTGCTTGCGCGAGATCTCCAGCGCGTCGGCTGCGCGCTTGATGGGCCGTATCCGGTGCACGTAGTACAGCTCGAACACACGCCTGTCGAGGGCATCGGGCTGGCCCAGATACGCAAGGTGCAAGGCCATGATCTCCGGGCTATTGGCGGCATCAGGCCCGCCCGGCCGCACGGGCTTGGTGGTGCCGCTCATCTGGCCGAGGATGTTGACGTAGTTGGGCGCCGGGGCGTAGAAGCGCCGCGTGCTGCACCAGCTGACCCAGCGCTCGCACAGGTCATCGAGGTCGCTGTCTTCAATGGTGGTGGCGGGTTCCTGCTCTTCGGCATGGCCCGGTGCGGGCGCAGCGAGGCTGAGGGCTTCAGTGTCGTACTGGTCTTTCGGGTGCATCAAATACCTCGTGAACGAATGCGGCGCCCCATGGGGGCAGGCTGGTGGTGGATATAAACGGGCTGCGGAACCGGCGTGGCTGCAGGTGCCGCTGGCGTGCTTTGCGCGGACGGCATGGCTGCGGGCAGTGGTGGCGGCGGCGGTGGTGCGGACGTCTGCACTGTCTGCACTGTTTGAAACGGCGGTGGTTGCTGCACTGTTGGCGCTTGCTGCGGGGCCTCCAGCACCGGTGCAAAAAGGTCGTGTGTTAGGGGAATGAGTTTTTCGCGCAGGCGGCGCCAGTCGAGCGCGCTCCATTTGTGCAGGCCCAGCTGGTAGGCAATGGCAAGGTTGTAAACCGACACGTCAAAGGCTTCGTTACGGGCACCGTTGGGCTTGACCCATTCACGGATGGCGCGGCCCTTGGCCCAGCGGGTGCGTGGCTGCTCTACCACCATCTGGTCGAACCATTCTTGCGGGAGCTGATTGTGAAAGTGCATGGCGCCTGCGCCATCGGCCAGCTGCATGCGGGAGCTAAGCCAGTCTTTGGCCACATCGGTACCCACCTGCCACAGCTCTACGCCACCGGGCGTTTTTGTGCCGCCCCAGTCGATGTCCACCCGCGATGGCGCGCTGCCCATGATGGGGCGGTTGGGCCGGGTGGCGCCGTGCAGCACGGTGCAGTTGAAGGCCTTGCGCGCCGAGCCGTAGTTGTACACGTCTTGGGTGTTGGCGCCGCCCGCATCAATGCCGTAGGCGCTGATCATGATGGGGCGGCCGCTGGCGTGCAGCAGTGGCGTGCGCCTGATCTCGTCGAGCCGCTGCCACACGCTGCCGGGCTTTTCGGGGGGGTCGGATGGCGAGCCGATCAGGGTGAAGTAGTCGATCACCCAGTGCTCCAGGTCTGGCCCCCATGCCTCTATCTGCCCTTCAAGCCGGTTGGGCTGGGTGTCGACCGCCATGGTGACCACCAGGGCCGCATCGGGCAGCACGCGGGGTGCGTAGGCCTCGGCACGGTCGCGCAGTTGCTTGGCGGTGGTGGTGGATTCGCTGTTGCGGTAGCTGCGGCCCAGGCGGGTGTTGTAAAACGCCAGCATGAGGCTGTGATCGCCGCGCAGCAAGGCCGCACGGGCGCGGTCGTACTGCCGGGCCAGGCTGAGCCAGCTGATGGCACCGATTGGCATGTAAAACGCCGACATCGTGAAACTGATGGTTTCGCCATCACCCTTGGCGGTGGGGTGCCAGTGGGCGGTGCCGCCCTCTTCGGCATCGAGGAATATGGTGGACTTGTAGCGCTCTTCGATCTCGCTGCCGCATTCGGGGCAGACGAACCAGGCGCGATCCATGAAGCCGGTTTCTTCATCGCGCCGGTAGTGGAAGTTTTCCAGCACCAGTTCGTGGTGGTGGTTGCAGTGCGGGCAGGGCACGCGATAGATCTCTTGCGTGCCCATGGCAAACAGTTCATCGATCTTGCTCATGCCCTCGAACGTGGGCGATGACACTTCGTAGAACTTGCAATCGCGCTCGTGCTGGGTGGCGCGGGCCTCGGCAATTTCAACCGAGTCGCCTTCATCCAGCGGTGGCAGGCGGTCTACTTCGTCGATAAAGAGGTATCGCGCCGTGATTTCGGCCAGGTTGGACGCCGAGCCGGCAGTGTTGATGTAGAGGGTGGCGTCGCCCCGGAAGTCTTTGGCCTGGGTGGTGTTGCGCTTGTCGCGGCTCTTTTGCTCGCTGACGCACTCGCGCAGCTCGGGAACGATGCGGATCGCCTGCGAGATGCGGGCCGAGAAGCGCTTTGCGAGGCCATCGGTGGGCTGCAGGGCCAGGATGTTGCCGGGCGCCCTGTGTATCCACGCACCGATGGCGTTGATGGCGGTCTGCGTCTTGAACATCTGCGAGGCGACCTTGGCCACCACGCGCTTGCAGGGGTGCCCCGGCGACAGCACCTGGTGAACCCGCCGCGCGTAGGGCGTGCGCTCGAATCGGTACTTACCGGGGTGCGCCGCGCTTTTTGGCAGCTCCATGAACTCTTCGGCCCATTGGTCGATGCGCAGCTCAGGGTCGGGGCGTGCGCCCTCGATGGCGGCGCGAAGGACGAGGGCGTAGCCGTCGTGTAGGTTCATGGGCTCCTCTCATATACGCCACTGCGCTTGTGGGCCATATAGGCCCGCAGGTGCTCGGCAAACTGCGCGGCCATCACGGTGGCCCACGCGCCCTGGCCTTCTGTGGGCGGCTGGCTGACCAGCAACACCCGCTCTACGCTGCCGCCGCCGCGCAGGCCTATGCGCATGTTTTTGACGCGGGCGGGCTGCCCGGCCTGGGCGGTTGCGGCAAGCAACGCAGCGGTGAACACCTCGCGCCGGGCAATGTCGCCTTCGCGCGTCAGGCTGCACCAGTGGGTATAGGCCTGGTAGGCCTGTGCGGCCAGACAGGTTTGGTAGGGCAGGCCTTCAATAAGGCCGCCGCTCCAGTCTTCCCAAAAGGTTTGCGCGCCGGAGTGGCGTGGTGCGGGTTGGTCTGCTGCGGCTTGTGCCTCCAGCTCGCGCACGTGGTCGTGTGCGTCCAGCACATCCAGCATGCACAGGCCGGTGCGCTCTTGCGTCACGGCGCTGGCCCGGCGCACGGCGGCGGGCAGTGGCACGCCTGCGGTGCGGGCGCTGCGCAGCACGCTGCGAAACACCCGGTCAGCCGCCACATGGAAATCAGCCACATGGCTGAGGTAGGGCATGGGCTGGGCCTGCACGCCCATGGCGCCGGGCGCCTTGGGGTCCACGTAGGCGCCGGTTTTGCGGATGCTGGGCAATACTTCCTCAAACACCCAGCGCTCAAACGCTTCGGCAGCGGGCAGCTTGCTGCTCACGATCAGGCGCAGCATGTCGGGCTCGCTGATGATGCGGACTTCTTGGTTGCGCCCGAGGCTGTCAACGATGGGGTGGTGATTCACCACCCCACGGCAGTGCTGCTTGATGGCGTTGGTGGTGTCCTTGTAGCCCAACACCTCGGCCACATCCTTGCCAACGAACCACGGCTGGCCGTCCACCATCACCACGCGCACGGCCTGGCTGTCGAAGGCAAAAACGCTGAGGTCAGTCATGGCAAGTCTCCTTGTAGAGGCGATTGTTCGAGTCCAGCAGCGTTTCGGCCTCGCAGGTGATGCCCGAGTAGTTGTTGACGGCATCGCTCCACAGCATATGCAGTGCGCCCTGGAGGGTGCGGCGCTCTGCGCTGTCGGGCAAGTGGTGCTCCAGGTAAGAAAGGGCCATCTGGGCCAGGGCGCAGATGTGGCTTTCGCCCTCTTGGGCCAAGCCGTGGATTTGCTCCAGCGCGGTGTACAGGCGCTGAATTTCCTGCTGCTCAGCAGGGCTGCGGGTGGACGTGGGAATGTGCGCAGACGTGCGCGGGGATGCGAGTGCCATGAGGGACCTCCAAGCGGTGCGGTTTGCAAAAACCGACGCACCCCACGCCAATGAGGGGCGGCGGCTCGAACGGGTTGGCGTACCGGGCCCCGCTTGCGCGAACCGGCGGGCCTTGCGGCCCCCCATCCGAGCCGCCAAAACTGGAGGCACAGACAACGAAGCCGCAGGGTTCCTGCGGAGGAAACTGCGGCTTTCGTCGCAGCGGTTCAATGGGACGCCAATCCCGCCGCGAGTATATGCGTCAAGTGCGCGTGTGTTCAAGTGGGCCATGGTTACACCCCCGGCAGAGCTTTTTGGCGCAGGCAGGGGGCCAGGCTGGCCATAGGGGCCGCCGCAGAGTTCAGCAATGCCGACAATTGCAGGTAGTCGCTGTAAGCGTCTTGGGCCGCCCCCGGCTCGGTGCAGCCTGCCAGTTCACGGCGCAGGTCTGCCCGGCGCTTGATGAGCGCGTCCATCTCCCGGAAATTCAGCCTGTGCGGTGTAACAAAGCTCCACACAAACTCAGCGACCGCAGCTTTCATTTCATGGGCGCGGGGCTGGCCCGACTCCATCACGATCAGCAGGAAACCGATGGGGTGAAAGACCTCGGTTTCGTAGTCTCTGGCACCACCCATACCCGTCAATTTGACGGGTATCCCATGGATTTGGATATGGGTGTTGCGCTCCAAAATCTTGTCCACAGACTTCTGCGGATCTGCATATTCCAGCCACTCGCCGATTGCACGTCGGGTGGTGTGGGGTGCGCCGTCGATAAGAACCACCTCAGAAAGGGCGATCTCGTTCCAAACAAATGGCGTGGGTTGGGTTGTTGTCGTTGCGATCATGAAAATATCCTTAAATTCGGCTCTAGCGCTTGTCAGTAAAGCGCTGATAGCTATTAGTTGAATAGCTGGCTGGTTTTGGCGGGCAAGCTGGCATAGGGGCGAGGCGTCTATGTAATAACAATCTGCTTGCCGCCAAGCCTTTTTGTAATTACAATCTGCCCATGCGTATCGAATTCGACCCGGCCAAAAACGAAGCCAACATCCGCCAGCGGGGTCTGAGCTTCGAGCGGGCGGCGGAGTTTGACTTTGGCACGGCAGTCATCGCCCAAGACACCCGCAAGCCCTACCCAGAGGCCCGCTTCGTGACGGTGGGTTTTTTGGGCGAGCGCTTGCACGTGCTGTGCTTCACCCCCGTGGCTGGTGGCATCCGTGTCATCAGCTTTCGCAAGGCCAATGCCAGAGAGGTAAAAAACTATGAACAAACGCGCACCCATGATTGATGACGACGGCGAAGTCCGTGAGCTGACGGCGGCCGACCTACGCCACTTCAAGCCCGCCGCCGAGGTGCTCGACCCCGCGCTGTACGCCGGGCTGCTGGCCATGAACCGCCGCGCCGGCGTGCGGGGCGCGCAAAAGGCCCCGGTCAAGCAGGCCACCACCATCCGCCTCTCGCCCGAAGTGATGGACGCCTTCAAAGCCACCGGCGCGGGCTGGCAAACGCGCATCGATGCAGCGCTGAAAGACTGGCTCAAAAACCACTCGCCAGCGTAATGCGCGGGCGCTGTGCGGTGGTGCGTCAGCATGGCGCCACCACCAGCACTTCCAGCAGGCCCACGCATTCCAGCACCGCATCGGCCAGGGCTTGCATGCTCCCATCGTTCAGGATGTCGGCATCGGCCTTGATGCGGTGGTGCTGTTCGCTCACGTGCATGGCCGTATCTGCTGGCATCGCAGCCAGCTCGGGCCGGTGCACCCGCACCACCTTGGCACCCAGGCGGCGCAGCATGGCCTCTTCCACAGGGTCGCGCAGGTCTGTGATCACGATGCGGGTCCAGCCCACCAGGCCACCCCGTGGCAGATCCTCGAAGGCAGGCAGATCGGGCGGGCACAGGCCCGCGGCCGACAGCTCGGCCACGGTGGTGTCGTAGAACGGGCGGGTCAACGTCTGGCCCGCGTGCACCAGCAGCTCGCCACGAAACACGGTGGGCCAGTCGCGGTTCTCGATGTCCTTGTGGCCGTTCACGATCAGCCAGGCCCAAGGCTGGCGAATGCTCAGGGCGGGGATCATTGGGCACCGCCTTTCGCGCGGCCCAACTTAGGCCGCACCAGCCACGTCCACACGCCATACAGGCTGCAGGCCGTAAACACCAGCTGCTGCGCGAACAGCGCCCACAGCGCCATATCCCAACTGAAAACCAGCCAGCCCGCATTGCTGACCAGGTAGGCCACAAACCCCCAGCCCGCCAGGCGTGAACGCCCGGCCAGCAGCAGCGTGCCAACCACACCCATCAGGGCGGCAGAGATCTCGATGTAAGGCAGGCCGTTCATGCGGCACCGCCTTCCTTGTCGAACACGGAACGCAGGTACAAATGGAACTCCACCATGTCCTCCAATAGCAGCACCCGCCCATCGTCTGCGCCCTTGAATGGCATCCCGGCATCACGGCAGGCCAGGGTGTAGGCGTTCATGGCATCGCAGGCCTTTTCAAGCGCCTGCGCCAGCTTCAATGCGGTCTTTTTGACGGCGATCTCTTGGCGGCTCATGCTGCACCGCCTTCCTGGCACATACGCCCCGCACAAGACGGGCAAATCGATTCGGGCATAGGGTCACCATCGAAACGTTCAATCCGCTTGACGGCATCGCCGCTACCTTTGCGAAGCATTCCGAAGACCCACTTGGCGGCTTCCTTTTCGAACCCTTCGTCGTCCCAACAATAGCCAGCCACGCGGCCACAAGGACGACTGACGATGAACATGAAGCCAAGGTGCTTTTTCATGCGGCACCGCCTTCCGAAACGGGCGCGCCCGTCTGCACCACGGCAGCTTTCAGAATCACCTCCCAGCGGGCCTGCATGCGCTCCCGGATAACGGCCTTGTCGCGCTCTGCTGAAATTTCTTCGATTCGGAACCCGGTAAGCGTCATGGCCATGCTGTCCGGTGCCACTGCATGCACGCAAACCACCGCTGCGGTCGTGGATCTGGTGGCGGCCATCACAGGCCTCCTTTCACCAACGCAGCGCGCCGGTCGGCACTGGCCTGCCCAGCCTTCTGGCCTTCAACGGCAAGCGAGCCCGTGCGCGGCGCCAGCGGGGCGGAGAGCCGCCCATTGCGGTCCAGCACCCGGACATAAGAGCCTTTCAACACGGTGGGCTCTGGCCCTTTGTGGGGCCTGGCGGGCACGGCGCTGGGCCTGTCTTCGCCACGGGGGCGGACGGACTGGAATGCGTTCAGCGGCAGGTCTGCATGCAGGGCATAAGGGCGGCCTGTGCGGCCATGGTTCAGGGGGATATTGTTTGTTTTCATGTCAAATTTGATAGCTGTTAGCGCTTGTTAGTAAAGGGTTTCATCGGCTTTTCACTGGTTTATTCGTCAATCTCTCCGGCGGCTCTGCTCTTGAAGTCCATGCCAGTGGTTGGTGGCCTGGGCGGTGGCCAGCGCGCCGGGCGGGCGGTGGTGGTGGTGTTGATGCCGCTGCGCCGCCGGCGCCGGCCGGTGGCCTCCAGCCGCACCAGGCGGGCACGCACCGGGTCATCCAGCACCACCTGCAGGTCTTCAGGCCAGCGGCTGAACAGGGGTCGGCTGCGCATGGCCTGCAGGGCGGCATGCAGCTCCTGGATGCTGTGGTTCACGCGGCACGCCCTTTCTTCGCCATGGGCACCACCACGCCGGTGTGGCCTTCGGGCATGGGCAGCTCCAGCAGCTGCTGGCGGGCATCCAGCTCGGTCTGGCCTTTGGCTCGGGCTTCTGCCTTGGCCTTCACCTGCATGGCCTTGAAGCGCTTGGCCAGGTCGGTGTTGGCGGCGTTCGTGTAGCGGAAGGTGCGGGCGGGGTCGAACAGCTTGTTCGAGGGTTCAACACGGGTCACGGGCATGGCGTTTCTCCTGTGGTTAACGGTTGCGCTGCGGTGCTTCAAACACCCAGCAATGCACGGTGCGGCCCACGTCGAGCGGCTCGTTTTCGTCGGCTTTCTTGATGCGGATGGCGCTGTTGACGGTTTTCACGTCCACAAACCGGCGCGTCTTGCTGGTGCGCAGCACCTTCTTGAGCTCGCTGAGCACCGGCACCTGCTGGCGGTGCATGGCCGCGCGTTCCACAAACTCGTTCAAGTTCACGGAGATCAAGGCCGGGTCGCGGCTGTGGTTCAGGTGTGGGCCTTCCTTGGTGCCCATTGCGCCGGTGGCGGGCAGCCAGTTGAGGTAGTCGAACGACTCCCAGAACTCCTGCACCAGCGGGTGGTCTGCGCTGATGGATGCCTGCCGCTCGCGCGCCATGGCAACGATCTGGGCGCGAACCTCCATGTATTGCGGCTCAGACATGCGCATCAGCTCGCGCATCGCGTTCACCATCACCAGCAGCTGCGCGTGGTTCTTGGCAATGCGCGGCTTGTGCACGCCGTCCTGCTGCAGCAGCCAGGCGGTGGCCTTGTCGGTCTCGGTGCCCAGCGTTTCCAGCACCTTGTCTTCCAGGCGCAGGCAGGCCAGCAGAAACCCCGACAGGTTGGGGATCTCGTAGCCCTCCAGCTTTTTGGCGCTGTCGAACGTCTGCGGTGTGTGGCCCTTCGTGGTGAAGGTCATGTGGCAGATCCGCTCCATGATGGCCTGGCTGGCCTGCACCTGGTTGTTCTGGCTGATGACGATCGAGGCCCTGAAAGGCGGGTCGTACGTTTCATTTCCACCGGTGCGCACGCCAGTGGTGCGAACGTTGCGGCCGTTGTAGGCGTCCTTGAGCTCGTCCCAGTCAAAGCTGCGCACGTGCGAGCTGCCGCCGGTCTTGTTCTCCCGGTCCGACTCGATCAGCACGATGGGCAGGTTCGACACCTGGGTAAACGTGCGCATGCGGCCCGCTGCCGTGGACTTGCTGGGGTCAAACCCCTCATAGTCCCGGCCAAACAGCTTCCACAGGAACTGAATCAGCGTCGTTTTGCCGCTGCCGGGCTCGCCCACGATCTCAAGGAACGGAAACGACATTTGCTCCGCGCGGATCTGCTCGGCAAACAAGCTGCCGATCCAGTACGCCAGGGCCACATAGCCCTGGGGGCCAAAGGTATTCCACAGGTGCACAGGCCAGGTTTTGTCCTGCGTCTCGCGGTCGGTGTTGATCTGCAGTTTGATGGACTTCTGCAGGCTCTTGATCGACAGCTTGCCGATCTCGAAATAGTCTTCTGCGTTGGCTTCCAGCACCTGGCCGCCGTGCACCGCATAGTTGCCCAGCAGATAGGTCTTGTGCGCCGCGCTGTAGCCGATGTAATCGACCGTCTGCACCACCTTGATGTTGTCGAGCTGGCGCAACAGCATGCGCTCCAGCTGGTGGCTGCTGCCGCTGTAGATGGCACCGGCTCCCAAGTTCATCAGCTGCTTTTTGAACTCGCTGGCGGTGGTCAGCTGACCTGAAGTGAAGGTGCCCTTGATAGGAACCTCGTCGTGCGGGTTGCTGATCGAAAAGTAGTACCAGGCCTCTTGCGTGATTTCGTTGCGCTGGTAGTACAGCGCCTTGGGCACACAGTTGGCAATCTCCTTCAGTACGGCTGAAGATTCCAGCGCCCTGTCTCGAATCTCCGACTCGGACATGTACGGCGTGGGGCCGTCGCTGATGCCCTTTTCAATCTGATCCTTGGCCTTGCTGTACGCGGCCAGATCCAACGTGAACCAGTACAGGCGGTTGGAGTGCTCCAGTTCGAACTCGGTCCGGCCGGTCTTGTTGTAGATCAGCAAGGCCTTGTCCTTGGCAGATTCGGCCAGCAGCAGCGCGCCCTGGTACAGGTATTCCTCCAGGTCTTTATCGGCCAGACGGCCGCGCAAATGCAAGTCGTTCCAGTCCAGTTTCGCGCCGCGTGGCTGCACAATCTGCGCCGCCCGCGCCACCCAATCGTCTTCCCGGGCTTTCTTGACATGGCGCAGGGTGTAGTCGCGCCCGGCCTTGTCGCCGTCCAGGGCGAACACCAGCGTTGGTTCCTTGACCTGCTTACCCTCGCGCTGGATCTGTTCGCGTATCGCTTTCAGCGCCGCTGCCGGGTAGTTGTTGCAGCTCATCAGCGCCACGGCCGCCACGCCGTGGTGGGCAAGGGCGATAGCGTCAAAGATGCCTTCCACCAGCCACAGCTCGGTGGGCGGTGTAGGGGCGTCGGTCTGGTCTGGCCGTGGCGCGTCAAAGCTCAGGCCGGGCAGCGCCCACCAGTGGCCGCCATAGGTGCCGCCGTATTTGAAATTGGCCTTCTTCTTGCCAAACCGCGCGGGCCGGTCAATCAGGCGTTCCCACCAGGTATCTGCCACCGCAAAACGCACGGTGGCTGTGCCCGCACCTCGGCCCCGGTCTGCCTTCTGGTCGAAATAGCTCTCTTGCGTGTACAGGCCCCGGATCCGCGCCAGCTCAAAGCCGCGCGAGTGCGTCAGGTACGCATCGGCCGCAGCGTTGGGGTTGCGCTGCTCGGGCGGCTTCGCTTCCTCAAGGGCGCGGGTGCGGTCGCTCCAGCTCTCGAAAAGGTCGGCGTAAAGCTCTTTCGCATGGGCCTCATAGCCGCAGTTGTTCAGGCGCTCGCACCGCACCACCCAGGGGCTGGCGGCGTAGGTCCACAGCGACCGCTCGCCACAGCCTGGGCACGTGCCCTTGCGCAGGTGCTTGCCGTCCTGCGTGGGCTTGAACTGGTAGTCGTTTTGCAGGCGCTGGCTGATCTCGGGCAGCAAATCGTCGTTGTGCATCAGTGCGCCCCCGTGCGAATGGCGGCCACATACCAGCCAAGTCCATAGAGCTGCTCCACCCAGGCGATGGCGGCGAGGCGGTTGGCAACGTTGCGCACGGCCACGCGGCGGCGGCGGTGGTGCATGTCCACGTGGGTTACTCGGTAGCAGCTCATGCGGCCACCCTGCTGACAGCCACGTGAAACCGCAGGCTCAGGCGACCTTTGCTGAGTCGCACCGACGAAAACGAGGGGTAGTCCAGCCGGGCGGTTTCCTTGAAGCCATTGGCAAGCAGCCAGGCCGTCAGCTTGCCAATGCGCAGATCACCCCACCCAACAGATACAAAGATGCTGTCCTGATTGATCTGCATGTCGCTGGGACAAAGCGCAATGCCTGCCGCTTCCAGCTCTGCCGTAATGCCGTTCAGCAAAGCCAGCTTCTTTTCTCCGGCGCGCAGCTCTTTCAGACGGCTGGCGTGTCGCAGGTTCTCGGCCGCTACGGCCTGTTCGTAGAGGCTCTTGGGCCGGGTTTCTGTGCGCATATCTGTGTTCCTTCGATGCGTAGGGGTGAGCGAATCCCGCGCGGCCTAAAAACAGGCCTCGCAGAACAAGGAAAAGGGGGAGGGGTGCGGGCTAGCCGCTAAGGCAGTTCATCAACCGTCCTCGAACAGATCCAGCGTGCCGGGGGCGCCGTTCTGGGGGGTGTGGTCAACGATGCGTTCTTGGTCTAGCTGGCGCTGCAGCAGGCCGCGCCGCACGTGCGACGACAGGGGCAGGTGAATGGCAGGGTTTGGGGTGCTGGACGGCGTGAGGGAACACACGATCTCTTCCAGCGTTTTGAAGTTGTGGCCGCACTCCCAGTTCGTGCAGCTGTACGTGGTCTGGCGGGTCAGCTCTGACACCGCTTCAGACGTGCGCACGGTGGCCGGCCAATTGCAGTGCGGACAGCTGATGCGCCGGGACTCGCGGCGCACATGGCGCTGCAGATGGGGGAATGGGGTGGCACTGGTCATAACTTCAGGCACACCGGTTTGGCCCGCATTCGCCACTGCCGTTGCGGGCGCAGTGGCAGTACATGCCCACCTCGCCCAGCGTGCCAATGGCCTCCAGGTACTTACGGCTTACCAGCACAAAGCCGCAGGCCCCCACCAGCGCATCAATCTTGCCAATCGGCACCCCTTGCTGACCTGACAGAAACCGGCTCACGCTCGGGCCGTCCCAGGTCGCTGCCTCCTGTGCCGCGCTGCCGGGCTGGCTCAGGTGCTGGCGCAGCACGCGCTCGATGGTCCCTGCGGCGTGTGATGGGTAAGTGGCGTTCATGGTCTAGTGTCCTGAGTTAGAAATTCGCAGACAAAATCTCTCGATACTCGCCAGGATGTCATCGGCAGACTTGACCCAC